GTTTGCTATTGTTGAAGTAAGCTCTTCTTTTTCTTTGTTAAGTTCAATTTTCTCTAGTCTAGCTAATCTACCGAGTTTCATATCTACAATAGCTTTCGCCTGCCGTTCTGAGAATTGATACTTCTTAATGAGATTAACAGTTGCAGCAGATGCACTTTCACTAGTCTTAATCAATGCGATTATATTGTCTATATCTTCTAATGCCTTGATAAGACCAATTACTATTTCTAGTCTATCTTTTGCTTTACTCAGATCAAATTCATATTCTCTCTTGATGCAATCATAATTATGCTGAAGGTAAATATCAAGATATTGTTTTAAAGTTAACAATTCTGGTGTTTTACCAACAAGAGCATACTGATTAGCAGAGTATGATTTTTGAAGATTTGTTTTTCTATATAATTGAGTTAATACAGATGCGGGAGGCTCTTCACATTCAATCTCGATTAAGAGTTTTTTCTTATCACTCTTGTTGAGAATATTTGAGATACCTGTTAATTCATCTTTCTCAATTAATTCCTTTATCTGAGTTATAAAAGGTTCTACATATACTTGATAAGGAATCTCAGTTATTAAAATATTTTTCCCTTTTATTTCTGCTTTTCCTCTAAGTACAACTTTACCTTTACCCGTCTTATAGATAATAGGCAAGTCATTCTTATTGATGATTATTCCTCCTGTTGGGAAATTCGGAGCTATATCTGTATAATCTATCTCTCCTGTTGAAAGATAATTATTTATAATTCTTGCAATATCAGATAAACTATGTGGCAACCATACATTAGCTATAGTTGAACCAATTCCCTGACATCCATTAATCATCAACCTAGGGAGAATAGCTGGAAATACTTGGGGCCATTCTTCATCATCACTAAAGTTCTTAATCATAGGAACATTATGCTTCTTAATGCCAGATAACATTCCTTCTTCTGTTACTTTTGCAAGGCGGGCTTCGGTGTAACGACTTGCCGCAGGTTCTCCGCTAATCTGGATAGATCCATTAGCTCCATGCCAGTCTACTTCGGGAATATTATTAATCCATGACTGAGACATTCTAGCAAAAGTTTCATATATTGCAGTGTCACCGTGTGGCCACCAGCTTGCAATAACTCCACCAGAGATTTTTGCTGATTTAACATGAGGTTTATTACTCAAATATCCCTTGGTAAACATTTCCCATAAGCAAGCTCTCTGACCTGGTTTTAACCCGTCTCGTGCATCGGCAAATGCTCGCTGACAGTTTGCTTCATAGCTGAAGTCAAGAAAGTTTTGACCTAGTTCTTTTGTTATATCTATATTAGTCAATGTCATTTGCCTCCTCTGCATGTTGTAGTAAGTAAGTTCGTCTAGGCGGAACGCTTGGACCGAGCAATGTTTCTATTAATACCGCGGCGGTTTGCTGATTCTCCACGGTTATTTTAGCAATATTCCTTGTGGCGGGATCGAGTAATGCTTCATTAAGCTCATCTGAATCCTGCTCACCAAGTCCCTTATTTCTATTTATCTGGAATTTTTCTCCAAGATGCTGAGCTTTGTACTGTTCAAGAGCTGCCGCATCTTTTAAATAAATATATTCATTCTTCTTTGTTGTTATTCTAAACAAAGGTGGCATTGTTGTATATATATGCCCATTAAGAATCAATTCTGGACATAACCACCAGAACATCTCAAGCAATAGATTTCTGATACTAGCTCCATCGGGGTCGGCATCTGCACAAAGAAGAATTTTTCCATATCTAAGTTTCTTTGTGTCATAATTAAGTTTCTTTGTGATAGGATTAAGCTCCAATCCAATAGCCTTAATCAAGTTAACTACTTCCTGATTAGCGAAGATCTTCTCACTTGAGTTTTTATAAGCTGCGATAATTTTTCCTCGGATTGGAAATACTGCATGAATTTCTGAGTCTCTTGCTTCTACAAGACCAGATGCAGCAGAATCACCTTCCGCGATAAGCAACTCACATTTAGATCTATCTTTTCCCCAGCAATCAACAAGCTTTGTCGGCATATTAAGAAGCTGTTTCTTTTTATCCTTCGGCTTCATTTCACGAGCTGCATCTCTAGCTTTCTTAGCTGCCTCCCGCGCCTTCCTAGCACTCATTGCTTTATCAAAGATTATTTTAATATCTTTTTCATTATAAGATAACCAACTCTGAATATTTTCTGAAAGAACCCCAGTAAAAGGAGTCATATCTAGCTTTACGATTCTCGACTTAGTTTGTGCATCATAAGACACGCCTGGCGCCGTAATATTGAATGCTATAAGCATACCTTCCTGGATATCTGAACCATCGAGGTTAGCGTCTTTCTCTTTAAGCCATCCTTTTTCTTTAAAGAACTTATTAAACTCTCGAGTAATTGATGCTTTTATCTGAGTGATATGCGGACCGCTGTCAGTTTCACCAGTGTTAACATACGAGATCATATTCAGCGAATAGTTAGTTGTGTATGTTAATACAAAGTCAAGTTTGTTCTTACCTTCCGCATAGTTAATATTTAATCTATTATTAATTATCTCTTTATCTTTTGTTATATCATCAACAAGGTCATTTAAACCATTCTTTGATTGATAAACAATTTTATCCTTGCCATTATGAGTAAGGTTAATGGTTAACCCCTTACATAAGCAAGTTAATACATGGAATAGCTTTTTAATTCTATCTACATCAATCTGCGGATGAGTAAAGAACTGCGGATCTGGAGTCCATTCTACAATAGTCCCAGTATGTGCATCCCCTTGCTTTCCTACATCTCTTTTATTAAAGATACCATCTACAAAAAGGATTCTTTCTACTTTTCCATCTCTATATGTATTTACCACAAGTCTTTTTGACAAGAAGTTAGTAAGCTTTGAACCAATACCATTAAGACCTAATGCTGTACCTTCATAAACTCCATCTTCATTAAATTTACCAGAAGTATTAAGCACATCAAAAGAAGCCTGAAGGATTGTCTCACCATCTTCTCTTGTTACATTAACAGGGAAGCCTTGGGCAAAATCTTCTACTCTACAAGAACCATCATCTTGATAATCTACATTAATTATATCACCATGTCCAACTGAGAATTCATCGACCGCGTTAGATACGATCTCTATGAGTAGCTGTGTACTATACTCGGTGCTACCACAATATACACCTGGACGTAGCCTAGTAAAGTCACGAGGCGAGAGCGATTGAATACTATCATCGTTGTATAAATTATTTGCCATTTCTTCATCCTTTCTTTCATTCTTACATATATTATATCATAAATTTTTGAAGTTTTCAAGTTTCTCTTTACATAGCTAGCTTCTTATTAGCTGTAGTAAAGTTATTTCTAATAAAATGACTTGAAGTATGTTTTATTGAAAAAATGGGCATAAAAAAGGAGCGGAAGATAAAAATCTTCCGCTTATCCTTATTTCTTCTCAGTATATTTCAAATTGATCCAGCCATTACGTTTAGTCGCATATGATTTAAGAAGTCCCCAATCACCTTGAGCATCAACAATAGTATAGACAGATGGACGACTAACAGTTCTTGATACTTTGTAGTTTGTGCCAGGCCCCTCCCGCACGTTAAGAGAATCAGCTGTGACTCTAACTAAGTATGGGAAAGTAGAGGCGGGCGCCGGGTCTAGAGCTTTGTCAGTTCGCTCTGTGTATTCTAAGGAAATCCATCCAGCTCCTGAAAGTAATCGACCCCAACCATTCTGTTCTTCAACGATAGTATATACGCTACCCTTAGATACAGTTCTATTTATCGAGTACATTGTACCAGGGCCAGATCGCACATTTAATGTATTTGCAACTATGCGGATTGTGTATCTAACTTGTTTTCCTCCAGAAATAGTGTCTGTTGCGGCGGGCGCGGTTGAGGTTGCCTGAGTCGGGGTTCCCGCACTTACTATATTTAAAAAAGCCTTCCAGCCATCTAGAGCTTTTTCATTTTTACTCCAGGGCTGTGGGCACTGTTTACCTGTTACTTGGTGGTGCATAATCACATGATTTAGTGGTATATTATAAAGTGTCATCAAATATTTTGTTAATTTAGCTACATTGTTCTGTGTATCTTTGGTAATATACCAATCATCATCTGTAACTGTTAAAGATGCAGTGTTCAGTTTTCTACTACACATTTCTATACTAATAGAATTGCTATTCTTGCACATTCCGTAATACTGCCCAGATAGAGAAGTGGTTTTATTACTATACTTACTACCACCTACCGCCCAGCAATAATAATTCTTAGGGTCTGGGTTATATTGTACCATAGTTTCATCGTCCACTATAAAATCTGCGGAAGCCTGGTTTGGAGTTGTACTGAAGTAGTTCGCAGTATTTTGGGCCGCTCCTCGGGTGGAACTGGTCCCCGCAGTGTAATGTAGAACTATCCACTCTATGTTTCTATTGTTGCATTTGGTGGTATTATGTGTACTAGTCTTCTGTATTATATTTATATTATTCTGAACAGGAGCTGTTTGTTTCTCTTGTTCAAAATTATCATATTGAGTTAAATTCCATTTTTGAACTACAGCATATACATTTTGTACATAGTTAATAGAGGTTGCATATCCAGCATCTTTAATCGCTTGAAGATAGGTTAAAGGATCTTTAGCCTCCTTAACAGCGGCATATCTAGCTAGCTGAATAAACTGAAAGTATCCTTCTATGCATTTATCAAAGCTATCAAAAGCATACCAAGCTGTGTTTGAAGGAAGGAGGGTATAAGTCCCATCAGGATTTTGTTCACTTCCGCCATTCTCAAAGTAGCCATTATTAACTGTAACTCTATTAGGTCGATATTTTAATCCAAGTATATTATTTCCATGTGTAGCCTTATAGCTTGTACCATAGCCGCTTTCAAGACAGGCTTGAGCGATTCCCGCACTAGCTATTTTATATCCATATTTTTTAGCATACTTGATAAAAGAAGGAGCAATTTGATTTATAAATTCTTGATTAGTCATCCCTTTGCATCCTCCTCTTGTTTTTCTGATAAAGCTAGATCATATATTATTCCACCCTGGGTATTTTCTGCTTTAGATTTAGCGCAGTATACTCCATAAGAGATTGTCTCTCCTGCTACTAGACCTATTAAAGTAACAAGAGGAGTGAAGTCTGGCATTACTCCAACCGCAAATGCTAAAGCAAAAGATTGGAGTGTCACATATCCAATGAAAAGCTCCAAAAAAGTGAAATTAAAAAAGAGAAAAACTAAAAGCATTTTACTCCAAGATGGAAGCTTTATTTTTTCTCTTTCATTCTTAATCTGTTTCTTCTCTTGTTCAATTTTATTCTCACGTAACTTAATTGGTTTTAGTTGTTGCCATAGTTTTTCTTGAAAAACGATATTCTTTTTATGCCTTCTGAGTTTTCTTATCTCAAAAAATCTCGTAAGGAAATTTATCATTGATATACCTCCTTTCTCTATATAAAAAGGAAGAGGTCATTCGACCTCTTCCAAAACTGACATATCTATATTATAATGATTTATTTGTCTAACTAAATACTTATCTTGAGATATATCTTTAATAGTATTGATATTATCTAAATCATAATAAGGAATTCTATACAATCGAATACCATTATCTAGACAGTATTTATTTTTTACCGTGTCTAAAAATTGAGTTTTAATTACTTTTTCTTTAGTATTCCAGCCAGTAGAATAATAGAAGTGTTGTTCTCCATCATATTCTATATAAGCATTAAAATCTGGTAAGTAAAAATCAAAACGCAATTTGATGTTTGTTTTTGGATTGACTAGATCGTCCTCGCTTTTTTCTGCTATATAAACAATATTATTATTATCAAGTAGTTCTTTTATTTTTTGCGCTCCATAAGAAATAGCGCACCCACATCCACAAGTATGAATTTTTCCCATTAATAAATCATTGCTTCTCATAGAAACTAAATCTGGTCTAGTACAATTATGACACTTACATAACCATCGAATTTTCATATTATTATTTAAAGATGCTTTATCTAATTCAATCACTTCTAATGAACCAAAAGTTTGTCCTTTTAAATTTTTTACTTGATGGATTGTGTTATTACAATATTTTTTAGCCCTAGCTCCTTTTCTATTTAATTCTGAAGTAGATATTAAATAATTGTCATTTCCGCAAGTGCAAGAGCATCTCCATATTTTACATCCATCTTTAGCTCTTTGTCCACTATCTTCTAAGACAGTTAATTCTCCAAAAGTTTGCCCTGTTAAATCTAATCCTTTTCCCATTTCATTTTCCTACTTTCTTCCTACGATAAATTTATATATCATTAAAAGAGGGCGGCTTCGTAGGATAAGCCTGCAAGGGAGCGACCCTTTACCCTCTTTTTAATTACATATTTTCAGCCATTGCCGCAATACGACTTCTGTAAATATTAACTAGAGTTGTTTCTCCATAAAAATCTTGTCCACGAAATACTTCAGAAACTCTGCGTAAACCATTATTAGAGCCGCCATATTCTGACATATCTACCTGGCTTTCTGTGTCCCCATCTAAAATTACGATGCTATCTTCTCCAGTTCTTTGGAGCATAAGTTTCATCATATCAATGGTAGTATTCTGGCTTTCAGTTACATAAACACCAGCTCTCATCCCACTTAAGTCTAAACCTCGGATATCTGAGCAGGGCAAAATCATTAAAGTGCCTTCATCGGTCATTTTTTCTACTTCAGTAATACTTCCAAATTTAGTAACTAAGAAATTACCAATTTGGCTGTCTAAAAGTTTTTCAAGTCTAGAGCCTGGATAATATCCTAATTTAGCAGCCCCACGAACCGCAACTGTATTTGCAAGAATAACAATTCTATCAATTTTCCCTCTTTCTAATAGGCTCATTAAGTAGCTTACAGCTAAATAGCTCTTGCCACTTCCCGCAGGTCCTCGAAGTACAGTTATCTGATTTGAAACTAGTGAATCAATAGCAAGCATCTGGTACATATCATTATTATAAGGTTTCAATTTTCCAAACATTACACTTTCTATTGGATGATATTCTACCTTCTCGTAACCTGTGCTTGTCCATTTATATTTATCAGTAATTTGTCCTTCATATTCAATTAATAGATATTGATTAAGAAGTAAGTTATATTCATTAATATTACTTGGGAGAGAAATGCCATAAAATCTAGCTAATTCCTCTTCTTTCATAGAAATGGTAACATATCCAGTATAAACTCCATCTGAGTTAGGTTTAACATATTCAGTTTTTAATCCTACGCTTTCAGCTAATTTTCTGCAAGCCAAATCTTGAGTAATAAATACTCCTGTTTCTAAGCAATCCCGTTTAATAAAAGCTTCTCTAGCACAGAGTATAATCTTACTATCATCAGTTTTTGGCAAGTCAAAAGTAATAAGTTCCTCATCAAAGTGACCTTTGTATATTTCTATATCAAAAGCACTAGAGTTATCAGAAAGTAGTCTGATTACATTTCTTGCCATCCACTTAGTTTCTGGGTCTCTCGTTCCAGAAGTCTTAATCTGTTCTAGCTCTTTTAATGTGATATTCGAGAGGATAAAGGGATCTTTATCTTCAAATATCTTCTCTTGCAGAATCATGAGCGAACACGTATCATAGAATCTAATCATCTATTAATTAATCCCACCTTTCTCTGGTGTATTTCCTATTATATAGGAAAAAAGAGGAAGTTTACTTAACTTCTTTTGGCATTTCTTTTACTTTCTTTAAAATCCTTGCAGCAACAGCTCTATTGCGAATCTGTCTATCAGCTGCATCCATTAATTCATTTATCTGGTCGGTTAAATCATTAACCTTCTTAATTCTCTGATTAAGCTGTCTTAATATAACTTTGGCTGTATCACTTTCTCTGTCGTAATTAGCATATCCAACACAAGACTTATAGAAATCAAGAGCCTGGTCTGCTTTGTTCTTAGCTATCTTTCTCTCATATTTAAGAGCATAAATAGTTGCTCTTATTTCAGCTAATTCGCATCCCGCATATTGAGAAGCATTTTTCTTATCATCGGGATGAAGTCTTGCAATTCCTGTGAACTTCTTTCCTAAATGCTGCATAATTACAAAAGAGAATCCAGTATCAGGATCGTAACAGCTTTTTATAAATTCCATTATAAAATTCCTTCCTTTTTCTTTTATAATAACATAAATTTTATTTCTTGTCAATATATGACTTAATATCTTCGATTATATCGTCGAGGAGAATGGGCTTGTTAGCGTGAGCATCTAGCTCTACGTGATAAATAAGTCCCTTGTCTGCATCATAGAAAGGATCTTGAGTGTGGACATGTCCACAGAGATTCACAGTTCTCTGCTTGAGCGGCTTGTCAGCATCATAGTTACCTACAATCGTCGGGTAGTGTGATAAGTAGAAACTATAGCCTTTATATTTAAGTATATAAGCAAGCCCTAGACCTAGAATATTAGGGCGAATGTTCGCATATAATTGCACTCTGGTTGCGGTATCGTGGTTTCCATAGAGAATGTAAATGTTCCCATTAAGCTGGTTTAACTTGCGGCAACCGCCTTCATTGTCATTTAGCATTAGATCACCGAGACAATAAACTGTATCATCTGGAGAGATGAGTTCATTCCAATTCTTAATAATTATTTCATCATGTTCTTTTACTGAATTAAATCCGCGGGGACCCCAGATGAAATCTCGATCATGACCGAGGTGGAGGTCGGAAGTAAGCCAAATCTTTCCCATATTAATCGACCTCCTTTGTAACTATATATTTGTTATTTTCATAAATCCAAATCTGATTGAACCCTTCTTCCAAAGTAGGAATTGTAAAAGATTCATACATGCTTTCAAGTACACAAGGTGGAACATACTCCCTCCCGCGTCTTTCTGCATTTCTAGCGAGGGCTGTTTTATAATCTACTTTAACTACCATAGCAATTACTTCTACTTCTTTAATGCTATCACCAAGAGCTTTAAAGAGTTTCTTTCTTGAACCAGCAGCAATATGAGTTGCATCTGCAATTACTGTATCGTGTGTTTCAAGACCTGTTTTAATAGAATTAATAAACGAAGAATAAACTAACTTTTCTTGTGAAAAATAATCTTCATTTTCATTAACTATTGAGAATCTAATTTTGTCTCTTGAAACCCAAAGTACTGATTCATTCATTGAAGTTAAGTATTCTTGTGCCCACGTAGACTTTCCCGAGGCGGGAGGCCCTACTAACACAAACAAAGTTTTAGACATAAAAATAAATTACCTCCCATTAATTCTTTTTCCCGTATATCTAGTTGTACTTGGAGGAGCGGGAATCTGCATAGCTTCTTCAAAAGACATTTTTTGAAGCCTTTGTTTCATGGAATTTACGCTAATGCCAATAGTATTTGCCCAAGCAGTTAATGTTTTTCTCTCTCCATTATATAAAATATATTTTTTATTGTAATTTTCAATAGCTGTATGAATATCTATTGAATTTGGAACAATTTTTCCTTTATCTACTCTTCTCCATAAATATCCTTTAACTTGGGTATATCTACTTTCTCCTTGAATACTTTTTGTAATTAAATAAGGGGTCACTCCAATCGTTTCTCCAGCTTCTTTTATAGAGGGAAAATAAATTATATCTTCTTCATCAAACATTGAAATTCCACAAATTTCACTGTAACGAAGACTATATTGAGGATCAATTTCAACAATTTCATTATTTTCATTTAAGTATCTAAAAATCTTATTATTAGTTTTATATTTTTCTCCTTTACAAACGCTTGCTATTTCTGCTACGTGGCATTGTTCTTCTCTTTCTGCTTCTCTTAATGAACGATAAATTTTAATGATTTGTTCATTTTCATCTACTAAAGCACATTTAGTCCCAGTTAATTCTATTAAATGATCAATATCTGATTCTGTCATCCCCTCTGTACCTTCTTTTAAATTATAACCATTAGGGACTAAAGAATTATATTCTTTTATCTTTTCTTCTTCTATTTGTCTTGCAAGCTGTAAAGTTTCAATATTATCAATAATAATTGAAAATTCAAATTTATCTAATCCTCTTTTTCTAAAACTACGATATAAAGGATGATTATATCCTGGTCGATCTGGGTTACAGTTTACAAAAACTTTATGCTCACTCATTCTTCTTGTAAAATTATTTGTAGACCCAATATAAACTTTTCCATTTTCTAAATTAGTAATTTTATAAACACAATTTGTTGCCATATTTTGAAGCTCCTTTCAACATGATTCTTTATTATATATCACGTTGATATTGTTCATATTTTCCTTCTTTGACCATCTTATCTTTAAATTTTCCAAAAGGCATTACTCTATTTCCCTCTTTATTAAAATTACCCTGCTCAAATTCTAAAAGAAAATCTTGATAAGTATATCTTTGAGCAAAAGGCTGGATTTCACAAAAATTAACCTCTTTTTGACAGTGTAGGCAGAAGAGCTTCTTTAAGTGACCTGCCTCCCGCTCTGCGCCCTTTTTACGCACGACTGGAAGTCCTTTATTCCCGCACTGTGTGCAATAGAACTCGTTTCCTGTTATCAAATGACTAGCCATTATCTGTCCCTCTTCTCGATGAAATACTCACATTTCTCTTTGCCATTATAGAATAAGCTCATTGTATAGATCTGCCCAGGTTTACCTCTCCTAGCTCTAAGGCACTTATCCTTACTAGGGCAATCAATAGCATTACCACAAATACAAATATCATCTTCAAATAACATCATAAAATATCAACTCCTTTTCTTTTAACTTATAATATATTATAACATAATTTTTTAAAAAAATCAAACAAAAGAGAGAGACGCCCATATGACGTCTCTCATCTAGCTTAATTATTGATTTATTATGAATTTACTTGTTTCTAATTGCAGATCTTCTAAACATAATTTATCATAGTGGGTGTATGGAATACGAATTAATGGTATGTTATTATCTTTACACCATTGATTTTTAATAGCGTCTCTTTCTAACTGTGCATCTAGTTTTTCTTGTGTATGCCATCCATGTAAATTTGCTTGATAATGAGTTTCTCCATCGTATTCAATAAAATATTTATTATTAATAAAGAAATCAAATCTAGCTGGTTGTCCATTAGCAAATTTAAAAGCAGGATACTCTTGTTGATATGGAATATTATTATCAATTAATATTTGTTCTACTGCTAATTCTCCATGTGAACGTCTTTCACATCCACAAGATTGGGTGTGTCCACGTCTAAGATTATCTCCAGTTACTATGATATGAGTATGAGCTGGGCAATCGCATTCGCATTCCCATAAAGCTCGTCCTCCATTGTCGCTCCCCGCCCTAGCTATTACAGTAAGATGTCCATATTTATTTCCTATTTCATCTTTTACATTTCCTTTTGGAGCTCGATCACTTTCTTGTTTTAAGCAACCACAAGAACGACAAGTTCCTGCTTGTAATGATTTCCCTGCTACTTCTTTAGTATTTCCACATTCACATTGACAAAGCCAAACACTTCCTTTATTAATTTTATAATCACATTTAGCAATTACAGTTAATCTACCATATTGTTTTCCAATTAAATTTAATGCTGCGGGCATTTTATTTTTCCTCCTAAAATTTTCTAAGCGTTCTTCGCTTATTATATATCCTTTTTATGAAGAACGCTTAGATAACTTTTACCCAAAATTATGAATGAAATTTTAATAAAAATTCTGGTGATACAAATTTAGTATATTGCTGACCAGTCGCTTTATCGTAGAATACAATGCCCTCCCGCGGTTTACCATCTACTTTAGACCCCTCTCCTTCAACAAATTGCTGAAGTTCTTCTATTGTATCGGGAAAGATAAAGTTATCATCTACAATAGGTACATGAGGAAGGTCATATTTTTCACAAATTTCAACTACCTTGTCCATAGGCATTTTCTTGCCTTCTGTTACGATATGAAAAATTGCTGCGTTATGTTCTTTCAAAGAGTAATCTCTTTTTTGAACTGCTGGTCCATATACCTCCATTTGGAGTGCCACATTAGCTAGGTTATAGTCATTAAGGATCTGAGTAATTTTTTCTTTGAGGCTGTATTTTTTGTACGCTTCAAAATAGATATTATCATCATAATAACAAGGCTGGTTTTCATCTTCAAAGACCACGTTTCTTGAGCATACATAATACTTAATTCTTCCAAATTTTTCTCTTTCAGCCATAACTGAACAGCTCGATCCATCAATTTTTTCTGTGGCTACATAAGGTTGTTTATCCTGAAGAATATACATCATATTCTGGATTCTTTCAACATCAGTTTTAGCTGCAATATGACTAGGCCAGCTACGTGAATCTCTTTTCTTGCCCCAAAGGAAGATAAAGAACTTACGGAGGAATTTGTTCTTCTTAACTAACTTACCATATTTCTTAGCGAACTTAGGATGACGAGCAAGAGCTGCATTGATTCTAGCGTCTGGATTGTTCTTTGCTTTCCTCTTGTTATCTTCAGCAACCGCGTATGTTACTCCAAGCTTTTCTGTAAGAAATTCTCCTTCTGTAAGAGTATCCCATCCGAAGTCCTCAGCACTCATAAGTAAACCCTGCGAGTAGAAACCTGGGTTCTTGCCGCCGAAGGTGTACTTCTGTGTCTTAATATTCCCGTGCTTTTTCTCAAGGAATTCAAACTCTGGCTTAGATGTATCTACATGAGAATCAATCTCAAAGTAGACCGCTAAATCTCCAGCCTGGAAGGTTCCCTTACGAACCATGACTTTCCATCCTCCGACTAGAGCTGCTTCGCAATTATCTGATCCTACGATAGGCTCGATTCCATCGATTTTTATTACATAACACAATTGTCTCATTCCACTTTTATCTAACATTTTTTCACTTCCTTTTTTTTATATTAATATTATATCATAATTTTTATAAAAAATCAATTTATTAAAAATGATGTAGTTTTTGGAATTAAATCTATTAAACATAAATCATTATAATGAGTATAAGGAATTCTTATAATATATATGTTATGACTATGTGCATAATTATTTTTTAATGTATCATAATATTTTCTTTTAATAAAACCTTCTTTTCCGCCCCATTTTTCTATTGGTTTAAAATGTTGTTCCCCATCATACTCTATTAAACAATTATATTGAGGTAAATAAAAATCATATTTTAAAGGATAGTTTTTATCTCCTTTTAAATCTGGAAATTTTTTTTGATTTTCAAAAATAATATTATTTTGAGATAAAATTTCTCTTATTTTTGTTTCTCCATGAGATTCTCTAATGCATCCACAACTTGTCGTATTACCAGAAGTTAGATTATTTGCATTAATTTCATATATTTTTCCACAATCACATTTTACTAAATATTTAGTATTATGATTAATTGTACCTAAATGTTTTAAAACTAATAAATGTCCAAACTTTTGTCCAGATAAATCATTTAATTTAGCTTTTCCATTCTCTTTTGTAATACAGCCACAAGAAGGAGTATCTCCTTTTCTTAAACATTCAGTAGTAACATAACATATATTACCACATTCACATTTACATTTCCATGTATTTCTATGCTCTCCATTATAATATATTTGGTGTTCTTCATCTGCATATTCTAATACAATTAAACGAGTAAAAGATTGTCCTGTTAAATCTATACCTCGAAAGTTTTCTTTAGTTTTAGGTTTTATTTGAATTGGTTTTCGAGGATTTTTATCTTCATTTTGTTTACAACCACAAGTTTGAGCTTTTTTAATTATACTAGCTCTTAAACTTTTTGTCTGTCCACAAACATCACAATATACTTTCCACCATGCTTGTCTTTCTTTTGGATGTTGTTTTTGTATTTCATAATCTCTTTCTAATACAGTTAAATGATTAAATTTTTGTCCTGTTAAATCAATAGCTTTAGCCATTATATTTTCCTCCTTTTTTCTAATATATATAAATGCTAAAGCATTTTAATTAAAAAGGATTGACCAAAAATTTTAAGAAAGTTCTCTCTGATTGTCCTTATTTAACATATATAAATCACTTCCTTTCTTTATTATATAAATATTATATCATAAAAAAATAAAAAAATCAAGGGCGGGCGTCAGCCTACCCTTGAGAATCTTAGTTGTCGAAACAATATTGTATATCTGCATCCAATGGAACTTTATGCTCGTCTAAGTAATCATAAAGCCACTTTGCAGGATTCCAATTATCTTCTATCTCAATGAAGTGCATATCATTGATATTAGCATTATCAGGTAAGAAATGATATACTTCAGGTTCTACTCCTCTCGTTTCATACTCCCACTTCTCATAGGTATATACCCAGCCCGCATCTACATGAGGTTTATATTTCTCAAACCATTCTTTGTAATCTTTTACGCTTACATAACTATTACCAAAATAACAATTATCAACGTTGCCATAAT